TACCTACTCCTACGGATTTTTTGCATTTCTTTCTCTTGATCTTCGTTAAGAACTTGAAAATATGCACTCCAACCTAATATTTCAGCCATAGTCATTTGACGGATTTCTGTTAAAGATTTACCTAGCTCTTTCGCAATACCAAATTGAAGCATCAACAAATTATCTTTACGCAGCTCCGCACTTAGGATTTTGGGTCGATGTCATCATCCTCTGTATTAATAACCGCAAGCATCAAAATTTGAAGATCAGCATCCCTTACCTCATTCTTCAAAACATCAATTTCACCAATATTAAATAACCTACTACCGTTCTCATCTAAGGCTTTTGTCATTAGAAGCCTTAATGCAAATTCATTCGCATCATCAGATTTAGCTCCTTTTTGTGCTCTCTCTCTTTCTGCCATCGTCAAAGGTGATACCCACATTTCAAATACCGTTCCATCAGTTAATTCAACTTCCTTCTTTGTAGCTTCTAAATTTGCAGCTTTCTTT